GCAAGGTCTGCTTTCCTGTGCGAAGAGGTCAATCGCACCACCTCTTGGGGTCGTGGGCTTGAGTCCGACCTGTCTTGGGCAAGGGCTGAACTATTGATGGTCAAGGCCGAGGTCGAGCGGCTGACCGGTGAACTCAAGTTTTCGGAGCACCGAATGATTTCCCTTGCGGAGGCGTTGGCCGACACCCGCCTTGGCTTCCAAAAGAGGATTGAAGTCCTCCAGGAAGGGCGTTCCAATCCGAAGCGTGACCAAGGCACGAACAAAGCAGATAACAAAGGAAAACCTTCCCGATCTGGAGGAAAGGGCGAAATCGTTAGGGATAAGCCTAAAAAAGGCCGAGGAACTTATTAATGTCCCAACCTTCGTCACCCCAGAACCAACCCCGCGAAAGCGCCGTAAGCCGAAAGACAAACGGTCTGCCGGCGCTCGGTCGAGCGATAATGGCCGCGAAGCGTGGGAACCATTCGTTTGTGATGATGAGCTTGGATGCCGCCCTGGAGGTTCACGCGGTCACCAAGGTGATCCATAAGCTTAATTATCAAAAAGAATACCAGCGAGGATATCGCAAGGTACTACGACAGAGGGCTATTAAGAAATGAAGCGTGTATCCCAAGGGTCTGGCTGGAAACGGTTTATGGCCTTGGGATGTTCGCACGGCAACTTTGCCGACCCGGAAGCGATTGCGGCCGTGCTGAAGTTTAAGAAGGACTTCAAACCGCACCGAGTGATCCACCTGGGTGACTTTATAGACCTCTCTGCTTTTATGGGTGGTACGGATGGTGAAGGGGAGAAGGTTCGACCAGACCTGGATGCCGGCCTGGATTTCCTTCGCGACTTGGAGCCAACTGATGTGCTATCCGGCAATCACGAAGACCGCCTATGGCGAGATCTTAAATCCAGGAATGAGCTCCGCGTCCTGGCGGCCGAGACGGCCATCGAGGAGATCGAAACTACAGTTCTGAAGCTTCACGCGCAGTTGTATCCCTACTCCGGGGTGTGGCAAAGGATGCAGATCGCGAACTATATGTTCACGCACGGCACCGTGTACGGCGAGAACGCTCCGCGAGATATGGCCGAAATGTATGGCAATGTGATCTTCGCTCACACGCACAAGACAGGCCAGATGACCGGCCGGCGCATCGACTGCCCCCAGGGGATTTCTGTCGGTACGCTAACGCGCAAGGGGGCTATGGACTACGCCAAGAACCGCCGAGCCACGCTTTCCTGGTCGCAAGGCATTGTCTATGGTGAGTATAACGACACGCATCTTCACCCAATCCTCCACTCCCAGAACCCCGATAGCAAATGGCGCATAAGCTAAAAAAGTCCAAAGCCCAGGAGCTCCTGGAAAAGCTTTTCACCGCTACCGTAGAGAAGACCGAGCGTGTGCCTAAAGGATTTTTCAATGTAGACACCTGGTGTAAGAAGCTTGATCTGGAACGGAGTCGAGCAAGTCAGTACCTGGTTGCCGGTGTGCGTGGTGGTATCCTGGAGGAGCGTAAGTTCCGAACTTTTGAGAAGGGTCGTTACTATCGCCGGCGTTTCTTCCGAGAAATAGTTTGACGATAGTTTAGGTTGGGAGAACATCGCCAACCCAACAACTATGCCAGGTATCAAACTTGAACCCCACGAAACCTTTAAGAAGGCCATTGTTGGCCGGACTAAAAAAGGTTTCACCATCTACTCATATGTGAAGCTCGTTGAGATCTTCAAGGAGATGAACGGATGGGATGACCAGGAGTGCGCCGAGTGGATCGATTATAATATCGAGAGCATCGCCTGTATGGGCTTGAAGATCCGCTATCCACGCGGCTAATAATTTACGAGCCACCAAACAATGACCGCCCAAGACCGCATCAAGGGTGCGAGGAACTATCTCGCAAAGCTCCCACCAGCCGTAGCCGGCCAGGGGGGACACCCAGCCACCTATCGCGCCGCATCCATTCTCGCCCACGGCTTTGAGCTGGGCTGGGACGATGCCTGGGCGCTTCTCCAGGAGTGGAACACTTCCCATTGCTCGCCGGCCTGGAGCGAGAAGGATCTTCGCCACAAGCTGAACGATGCCTTCGTCAAGCCACACGAAAGGCCGAAGGGCTGGCTGTCCGGGCGCGAGCGCACGGTCGGCTCCAATGGCCGGCTGATGTTCGACCCGAAGCGAGTGGCCGAGATTGCTTTTGGATCCGTACCACTAACCACGGCAGACCTTCTCCTGGCGGCCTTTAAGGACGATGATGTCATCAGTATCACGCACGAAGCCGGACAGACCGAGGACGGTCGTTTCTTCCCGGCCAGCAAGGGCAACTTTCTCACACGCGCCGAATGGATTAAGCGGTTCTTCGGGCCGGACGGTAAGAGCATCTTCACCGGCCTGGAAGCCGGCGCTTGGATCCGCATCAATCCTTTTAAGAAGGATGACTTCACCGGTACAGATGGATCGGTAGCCAGTTACCGGAATGTCCTGGTCGAGTTCGACAAGAAGGACAAGGAAGAGCAGATTGCCATCTTTCATCAGTCTAACCTCCCTATCACGGCACTCATCGACTCCGGAGGCAAATCAATCCACGCCTGGGTAAGGGTGGATGCCGACAGCAAGGAGCAATGGGAGGAACGCCGTAATACGGTGTATGACTTCCTTTCCGACTACGAACCAGACCCGCAGAACAAGAACCCTTCCCGCTGGTCTCGTCTGGGCGGCGTAATGCGCGGAGAGAATGAGCAGAAGATCCTGGCTCTCTCGGCCGGCGCAGATGATTGGGATAGCTGGGTGGTGTGGCGCGATGGCCACGACCTCCCGGAAGAGCTCAACACCGATTTCCTGGAGACCTACGACACACAGCACGACCCTAACCATATGATTGGCCACGGCCGATGGTTATGCCGGGGGGGGTCTCTTTTGATCACCGGTCAGTCTGGTATCGGAAAGAGCTCCTTCACGATGCAGACGGCGTGCTCCTGGGCGCTCGGCCGAGAGCTGTTCGGTATCCCGGTTAAGAAACCACTCCGTATTGCAGTAGTCCAGGCCGAGTGTGATGTAGGTGACCTGGCTGAAGCCTACCAGGGGGTTACCTCTGCTATGGGGCTAACGCCGGCCGATCGCCAGGTGCTAAAGGAAAACCTGCGGTTCTATACCGAGAACACCAAGACCGGTAAGGACTTCGCCGACCTGGTTCGCAAGATTGTGGTGCGGATGAAGCTCGATGTCATCTTCTGCGACCCTCTACTCTCGTATGTGGGGGGAGATCTATCCAAGCAGGAGGTGGCCTCCCACTTCCTCCGTAACCTTATCCAGCCCATCCTCAAGGACACCGGATGCATCATCGTCTTTACCCACCACGAAGGGAAGCCGAAGCCGAAGGAGGTTACCGAAGGCCAGACTATCAGCGATATGGCGTACAGCGGCCTGGGGAGCTCCGAGCTCGTCAACTGGGCGCGCGCCATCATCAATGTCCGGCGCGAGTCGAAGGACTACCCCATCTTCAGCTTCAACCTTACCAAACGAGGCAAGCTGGCCGGGATGCGTACCCAGGACGGCAAGCCAACCCTCTCCCTCAAGCTCCGGCACGCCGAGGGCAAGGTGCTCTGGGAGGTCGCACCCCTGTCCTCCAAGTTTGAGCTTCTCAAGGTCGGCGAGCAGTATGCCCATTTTGCCACCAAGCCCTCCACCGGCCGTGGCTCGATCCTCAAAGAGCTGGAACAAGACTATGGCCTAAACAAAGACCAGGCCGAGTCTGTGCTCAAGGCTATGGTCACAAATGGCATCCTTTCCCCTAAAAAGATCGGGGCGGCGTTGTTTTACGAGGGAACCTCCTACGGAGAATGACAAAAACCGACCGCCAAGGCGTTTTGGTAGAGTGGTTGGTGTCCTGCTATTCACCCTTTGGGTTTAAGCGTCCTGGCGTAACGCAGGACATAGTCCAAGACCTCCGGGGCGCAGTAGCCGGCGGCTCCTACACAGGCAAAGCGAAGGGACTCGCTTTGGATCTGGTCAGCAATAGCCCAGCCAACGAAGGCCGAGGTAACAGCCGCCGCCAAGACACGGCGAATAACCCAGCCGGCCGTGACCGGTTCGGTCGAAAGCAGAAGCCGGCATACCATAGCGATTGAACCCAGGGCGGCGGTTACCACGCCGTCCTTGGCAATCTGTTGTAAATCTTCTGGGCTACTTGGGGTCGGACTCATTGGCGTTAACCGAGTCCCGAACCTTATCCCATAGCCAGTATATGCCCAGGCCAGCAACGGCGAGGAGCGTACCACCAGCAATGTATGTAAAGTAAGGTGAGTCGATAATAAATGGAATAGAGCCGCAGAACGCGCCGGCCAGGAGAATGGGAATGCCTATGCGGGGGGAGGAGAAAGCACAAGCAAGGCCACCGATGACGGCCAGGGCCGCGCCGGTGATAGTCCAGATGTTCTTACTGGCCTCTGCTTTCACGCGCTCGATCTCGGAGGTCAGTTCGGCAATCCGTGCGTCCTTGAGTCCAGATACACGCTTTGCCTCCAGGGAGTCAGCCTCAACCTTTGCCCAGTTAGTGTCGATAGTCGCGAGGAGTTTCTTCCCAAAGGCTTCAGCCTGGGCGTAGTCCTTTTGGTCAGCTTTGGTGGCACGCTGGCGTGCAATTGCCAGTTCCTCCAGCGTAGGTGCCGGGAGAAAGGAAAGGGCAACGGTGGTCTCGGCCTTGACCACTTCGGGTTTTGTGGCGTTCTCTCGCGCCACCGAGATGGAGGCGGCAACCTTCTGGTCAGCCGTGTCCCATTGCTTGCTTACCGTGTTAACGATGCCGCCATCTGTGGGGGCATCTGGTTGCTTGGGAAGATCAGAAGTCGTAGCGCACCCGACCAGGAGGACAACTGGAAGGGTGCGCCACATTGATCACTTCTTGCCCTTGAGGGCGGCCAGGAGCTCCTTGCCTTTGGCAAGCTTGGAGCTGTCGGCGTTTTTAACTCCGGCGTAGAAACCGCCGGCAAATCCGATGAGGAGAGAGATGAGTGCGAGGATCATATTAAGCGGGTCGAAGGCCGATGCGGTAGTTAGTTCCGTTGATCGTGACCAGGAGGTCGAGCGTGTCCGAGCCACCAGTATGGGAGGCCGTGGCTGTAGGATTGAAGGACAGTCCGTTGAACGAGATGCCGTTGGCATCAACCTTGATGGCCGCAGTAGCATCCGGGGCAACGCCCACGCCGACCTTGCCAAACTGATCAACAACGAACTTGGTAGCGTCTGGGGTTGTGGAGTCCTCGACCTCGATGGCGTTGCCAGCCCCGCGTTGAGTGACGCGAAGCGCGGCGGTCGTTGCGGAGCTCGTATCAATCACCATCTGGTTCGTGAAAGTGTTGAACTGATTTAGGACAGGCAGATTGTAGTTAACACCGCCCATCTTGTATGTCAGTTTAGGAGCGGTGGCGTTGGAGATCCAGAGGTCACCGTTGGCCGCAGACGATGGAGCGGAGTCGCATTGACCACCAAGGTTGATGCTTGGAGTTGCTACACCAAGCGTTGCAAGGTTAACCTTCCCGGTGAAGGTCGCGCCAGTAAGGGGAGCGTAGAACAGGGCCGCGCCAGCTTGTGTCAGATAGGACTGGGAGATCACCCAAGCCTGGGTAGCGTAACCAGCAAGGGAAGACGAAGTGATGTAGCCAGCAGGATTGCTCGACAGAGGGTAGAATTGAGTTCCAGACCAATACTGTGAGGCGATATCACGGATCACAGATCCGCTGACATAACGCATATTGCTTCCGTCAAACCAGAAGTCTCCATTTTCTGGAGAGTTAGGGCTTGAAGTTCCGAAGTGAAGGCGAGCCGAGGTAAAGGTAGGAGCAGTCTCGATGACTCCTTCGATTAGCAATCGGCCAGAGTTAGCGTTAGTGTCCCAAGAGATGTCGCTTGTAAGTCCAGTAAGCGAAGGAGGAGGTACGGAAGTCAGATATCCCTGCGACTGAACCCAAGACTCGGTAGCATAACCCTGCCCAGAAACCCACGACTCGGTAGCGTATCCGATAAGTGCGTCACCAGTAATGTAACCTTGCGAAGTAACCCACGACTCGGTTGCATAACCGCTGAAGCCTGGGAAAGCGGTGGACTGCTGGGTGCTATCGGGGAAGGTGATAGCCGTGTTATTGATTGAAAGAGTGCTTCCAGAACCACTCAAGATCAACGCTTGCGTATTCAACTGCGTGAACGCACCGCTCTGGTCAAATTGGATTTTCTGACCATCGTTTATGCAACTGGTATTATAGGTACTGTTATTGATAGTTACGCTACCATTAATCGTACCTCCAGAAAGTGGTAGTACGGTCTCCCACATTCCGTTCTTTCGTCCGTAAGTATTACCATCCGCGCTCGCATCCTGGATGTAGCCATTCGGATTGCTGGCATCGTACTTGCTGTCCAGGGCGCTCTGGAGATCAGTCTGGTCAGAGAGCGTCCCTGTGATGTTGCCCCAAGAAGCGCCAAGCCCAGAGATGTCTCCAAATGTGACGAAAGGATTAGCTCCAGAAGGAGCAACAGACGAAGAGAGCGCGGAGACCACATCGTGTCCATCGTTTCCAGTAAGACCAAGGTTACCCCAAATCTGGTTCTTGGTCGGAACATCTGGAGACTGGTCTGCATCCCGGCGCACGAAGCGCGCGTTGGCAACCTGTTCGGACATAGCCGTACCAAGGGGTAGCGGCTGAAGAACTCCATTGGAGATGACATCCGAGCTAACTACGCAAGGAACCTGGATAAGGGTTTGAGGGATGCCTCCGGCTTCAATGGCCACCTCAAGGGTGGTCTGCCGGCTGGCCAATCCTCCGATGAACTGATGGATCTCGGCCGTGCTGAAGTTCACATTGCCAATGAAGCCAAGGTATCCGATCAGACCATTGCCATCCGCAGTAAGGGTGACATCCTCATTAAAAACGATGTCAAACTGGGTTTCTCCGGTCTTATATGCTTTAGCACCGGCAAAGTCCTTGGAGATAGCCGTGGTGATGTTGTCGGCCGTAGCGGCGTAAGAAAGGGTGTAGCTCTTGGTAGAAGCTCCGGCAACGGTAAGATTATAGGATCCTGCCTTCGGTGCCGGTTCGATATTGAAGCGCCAGGTCTTGGTGGTTCCGTTCCAGGCGGTAACCTCTTCGACCGTCATAACAGGGGTAGGCAGGGGATCCCATTCAACGCCAAGAGCTACAGGAGCCTGGCGAAGCTCGATATAAATTACCTTCCGATTATCAGCCGTACCCTGCTGGACAAGGCTGATAGACTCATAGGACGAGGGAACCAGGGTGTCAGATCCGATGCCGATGTCCGGCTTGGTTCCGTAGGTGTTCCAGGTAACGGTGTAGCCATCGCCATTAAGCGCGGAGGTAACGCCGCCGGCGGCCTGGACGGTAGCCAGGGCATTAAGCGCGGCTTGAACCTGGGCTGGGGTGGCATTAAACGGCATATCAGCCGTCTCGACATCATCGACCATCAACTGCCAGGTACCAGAAGTCGGGAAGGCGTTGACCTGGCCAACGGCCAGCTTGATCGATGCGCCGGCCGGGAAGGCCACTTCATAGGGGACTTTGCCAACGCCGGCTCCGGCCAGGATGTGGAGCTCGATACGCGCGGTGTTGCCTTCATAGAAGACAGGGTTCTGCGCGGGGGAGAATGAACTCGGCCCGGACAAGAGTCGATTGCTCTCCGGAGCCATCCATAGTTTCAGCGTAGTAATAGCCATAGTCCTTTAAATAGCCCCCTGTCAAAGGGGGTCAAGCACCAGGTTTCTTTACAGAAGTTACCTCGAAATCCTTAATGTAGGTGATCAAGCCCTCGAAAACAGGAAGTTCAATATCCTCAAGCTTGAAGCCAAATTGGGTATAGTTCACGCCAGGCCTTTCCTGTCCGTCACAGGTCTTGGTGTTGGACTCGTCCACGACCACCGTGAACTCAAGGACTTCGTGTTCCTCTCCGTTCTCATAGTCCGGAGTAAAGGCGCACCCCCAGTAGTGCATATTGACCTGGAGTGGTACGCCATCGTAATCCATCCCTGTAGGCTTCCCGGTCTGGAAGCCGATGATTGGGTCTTCAAATGTACCGCGCCCGGTAAGTGGGCCTGGTAGGTTCACATTGATCCATCCAGGGACATTGTCGTAGTACCGAGATGGCGCGTAGTATTTATAGTTGAAAGGTTCCTCCGTGTACCACGCAACACCTCCGACTTCCCAATTAGTATAACTCCAAGGATGGCCAGCATATGAGCTGGCGTAAGGATACTTAACAGTATCAATTTGATGGTTCGGGAAGAAGCAAGGTTTAGGAGGACATTTCCAGATGTGTACCTTGACCATCAATTCAGTACCGATATTCCAGCAACTACCATTGGCCGTTAGGAACAGGCCGTGTGTTGATTTGCTTTCGTATGCAACGGAACTTACTTTCGTGTTATCTGGTGTTACATTTACAATCCACCAAGGGGCTCGATACGCACCTGTTGGATAAGGATTAGATGTGTTACCATATGCGTCCTGGTCGTACTGCCAAAATCCGTGATCCGCAATCACAGCATTATTGAAGGTTGTTGCATCTGCCGGATTATACGACCCCCTTGGGTTCCAGGGATGTACGATAGAATACGGAGTAGATCCTACTGCATACTCCCCCACGCTTGTGAACTTGTATGAGAAGTCCCAGAGTAACTGGGTCTGCTGGTAAAGGCTTCCGCTTTCTTTTCCATATGCAACGCGCCAAGGTGAGATGAAGTCTGCCGGGGTTTGGCTTCCAGGCTGAACTACATCGCCACCATCGCGCGTCTGCCAATACGGATCTCCATACTCTGGCGTGATGCGTAGAGCTGGGCTTAACTGGAACCCTACACGATCCCATCCATCCTCATCCGTCCACCTTGGATACAGAGGATATGTTTCGACATTATCTGGAGGGTCTTCTCCGAGCAAATCGGTGACATCATCCACGGTCTTGAAGGAACCATTAAGCGCGGAATTGAATACTGCTACTCGTTCTGGTAGGTAAACAATCTCGCTTGGTACGGTAAAGTAATCGCTTGGAAGATAGTCGTTAAGCCTCCTTACTCCATCTGGAAATGTCTGAACGCAGGTAGAACTGTCATATTGCCAATCGTAACCTGTGGCCGCCAAGTCTGGGAAGTTATGGTTTAGTTCTGTCTTGTAGCAGACGATAGTGAGGAAGTTCCTTGGTAGGGTCTCTGAAGAGTAATCAACACCAGCAGATGCCGGATTAAGGCCAAGAGTGCCTGCCACTTTGACGATCACAGGGGATGGGGTTGTTTCCGGGTAGGACTTGAAGTAAGTATGGAACCCTCCTCCGTATACGGATGGGTTCAAGATATGCTCCGGGTCTCGTTCCTTTGAGCCCTCATCTTGGCCAAAGACAACATAGGCCGCGCCAACTCGATGTGGTAGGCCAATCATACGCGCGCGTACCAGTATCGGGCCGGCTTGTCACCGCACTTGAACCGTTCACCCCAAAGTGATCCGGTAAGGAGCTGGAAGATCTCTCCCTGTGAGGTTACTCGCGCGATGGAGATGTAGCTTGTGCTTTCATCGTCAGCCGGGACGGATGATCCGCTCTCGATATCAGATGACACAGGGAACTCGTCATCCGATGCGCTATTTGCAACCCAGATGAAACCATCAAAGTATTCAAACTGTCCACCACCTGTGGCGATGATATTATTGACCATCCCTTCGCACACCGTGAAATATGATGTATCTCCATCGTTCTCGATATGAACTTGGAATGGATGTTCACATACGCCACCGTTACATCCTCCATCGATGGTGAAGTCCGGGTTCTTTGGTTCATCTCCACCCATCGGGTAAACTCCGTCCGTGATCACATCTCCTTCAAAGTCCTTACAACCTATGCAGTCATCACGATTGATGATATCCTTCCAAGCTGGATCGCTTTCCTTGTTTTTGTTATAAGGGTCATCTGCCTCGGTCAAACCAGACTCGTTCATCAGCTGGGTCATACCCATCTGCATTGGCGTTGTGAGATCAAGGTTACCTGTGTGGAATTGAATTACATTAAACCGTTTCTGGAAACTTGTTACACCGCTAATATTGGCCGTGATTTGAGGTACAGGAAGACCCTGCAACTTATTGATGAATGTGATGTAGTATGTACGATAACCGCCTTTAGATACCTGGACATTTCCTGTTAGAGATGGGATTGCGTTTAGTGAACGGAACAAGGCAACCTCATCTGACTCTTGTACGCTAAAAGGCGTATACACATCGGTTACAGGGAAAGGAACAGCAGATGGAATACCGTCATAAGAGAATACGATAGCGCCACCAGAAGGCTCACCTCCGAGCAATACATACTGGATCGTGTTACAGATCAAAGGAACTCCTACTTGTTCAAAACCAATATAGCACGCAAACGGCCCGGCGTTGCTTGAGGTAATCGATGCGATTGCCTTGTAGTTATAACCAAGCTTGCGTGGGTTAAGCCAGGTAGTGTGACAATGACCCCAGTCACCTACGAGCTCTGTATCAGAGTTCTTGTATCCAGTCATATACTGGATATTCATAGTCTGTTCGTAAATTGAAGGGCCGGGATCTTTGGTGATCTTGTTAATATCTGTTCCGTTGCTCTGCTTGAAGATGCCAAGCGTAGGAAGTCCGTTTTCAACAAAAGGCCCGACATCTCCGATGGCGCTACCGGCATCCCACTTGAAAGCATAAATCACATACTGTTCATCGGTATCGTCCAAACGGAAACCACCTCCACCATCCATAGCGTTATTAGACCAGGATGGATCCGGATCGACGGAAGGACTCGGCCAGATGTCGTTGTAGTCCGTGCGTGTGCCGGAAGGACAGATCTGAACCTTATTAAACCAAGCTTGTTTCGTGTGTGTAAACGCGCCGCTATTGATGATCGGCATATCGCTTTGGCTATAGGATACCGAACCTGTTGCCATCTGAATATAACGCTGGCCATTGACCTCTGTGATTTGAACCTGGAATGGAGACCAAGCGCCGCCGCCGCCGCCACCTGTCTTTAATTGAGCCGGTAGAACATTCTGTTCAGTACCCTTACCTTTACCATCGCCAGGAAGGGTCATAGACCCGATGAAGTTCTGCGTGATCTGCCAGCCGCCGGCAACAGGCGGTTCTGCTTCCGGATCTGGTTCGATATAGGTTACGCTACCAATCTTAACACATTCCCATACTGCTCCATCAACAGGAGGAGTTCCTGGGAAAACTACCGGACAAGAAGGGGCATAGTCTGGTGCCGCAATAATGATAGGTGGAATATCCGTAGGCAGATTGGTAGCCTTGAAGATGAAGATGCCGATATCTACTCCGGATACATTAGGTACACGGATACCACCATCACCGATGTAGGTAGATGAGTCATCATCAATGATCGGGAAAGTGGGTAGATTGAACCAATTCTCAATGGTGATCTGGGTCGTGCAAGCCGTAGGCATCGGTACGCCTGGCACTTCAAGTAGTTTCGGGTTCCATACAACCTCACCTTTCACGACACGAATGATAGAGAAAGACTCGTTGCCGAGTATCTCGTAAGGTTCGGCCACGATCTGGAACTGCTCAAGGCGAAGAACCGTATCCTGGTAAGGGATATCAATCGACATCGCCGTACCAAAAGCACCCTGGGTGTAGGCAATATTGTTCTGCGTGAAATTGGCAGTATCAGCTTTTGAAGCGAGCTCGTTAAGCGCTCGCGCGCTCAACGGTTCTCCGTTTTGGAAATTGTAGGTGCTGTTTCCGTCAAAGCCTTCGATGCTCATAGTTTATCCGACAGTAGCGTCGTCGCTATATGGATAAATGTCAGAGTCCCATCCTGCAACACCAGAAAGCATAAGGTCTGCCTGGCACTTGTAGAGCGCGCCGAATACTTCGACATTACAGCCGGTCACGATCCAGTTCTTTTGGGTAGCCTTCTGACCCTGTGTGGCAACGAAATCAAGGCCATCGTGGGGGATTTGCGTATAAGGTTCCGGAAGGTCAAAAGGCCCGAAGTTTCCGCTCGTAACCCATCCAACTTTCTGGACTGCTTCAGTAGCAAGCTTTCCGTTGGTGGTGTAGCAAAGGAGCTTCATCGTGATGTTCGGACGGAAGTAGTTCTTCACGCCGGCCTTACGGTTGACCTCCTGGTCAGACTTCTGGGAAGGCAGGAAGTCAACGAACTGATACGAGGTAGTCTGGCCGCTGGTGCTTGGGATCCACTTGGCTCGGAAAGGGTTTTCTGCGGCATTGACCTCGATGGGCGGGGGGTGATTACCGCCAAGGATAGCGCCGCTGATCTGCGGAACCTGGTTCTTGGTAAAGTTAGGGTGAGACTGGATTGGCTCCGATACGGCAGAGCTATGGATCGTTACCTGGGTGATCGTGCTATCACCAGAGATGTCCGGATCGATGCCGGCGTACTGCACGGTGGCCTTTACGAACTCACCGGCCATCTTGCTCATCGAGCACTTCACAACGGTACAGGTTCCGTAGGAAGACATATTGGTGATATTAGCATCGGACAGGGCATCACCTCGCTGGAAGTCCTTGGTGATCCCATCACCGAGAGGCTGGTCGGCGATAAAGTTAAGCGTAAGCTGAACAAGGCCGAAACCATCAGCTTGCATCGTCCAGTCGCTCTGGAGAACCCATTCAGCGCCACTATCGCCAAGGGTTAAGGAGGTGGTAGAGTTAGAGTCGTAGGCCATAAATTAGTAACCTGGAGCGCGAGGCAGGACGCGCGGGGGTGGAGTGAACTGTTGGTTCTTGTTTTCTACGAGGAACTTGGTGTTCTCTGCGGTCTCGCGCGTGAACTGCGCGATATCCTCCATCGGGCCTCGGTTAATAGCAGAAAGGGTATCGCCGCCGCCCATAGCCTGGAGCGAACTTGCCATAGGTAGGGAACCGGTGTTGAAGTCAACTTTACCGGCCTTCAGATCGGCCATAAACTTTGGGAGGTCAGCCAGGATTGCATCCTTTCGTCCGGCGAACTCAACATTGTCCTCAAGGAACGCCTTGATAGATTGAGCCCATTGCTCATCGGTCATATTGTCTTCACGCATACCGACATCTACCTCATCACTCGACCAGGGTGTAGTGATGCCGCTTTCTTTGCGCTTATGCATAAGCTTCAGCGCATCATATCCTGTATCGGAACGACTAATAGCCAGGGCGGCTCGACCTGTGTTATCGATGTTATTTGCCAGGACTACCGGTGCCGCAACGATTGATCCAACGAAATTGGTAGCAGACTCTTTTAGCGTATCGATTGCTTTAGACAAAGAGTTCAAAGCCCGGACGGTATTGTCGCTCATAAATGGAGCGGACTCGCCAAGCTGTTCAATGCCTTCTTTGCCCATACGGAGCATCGGGATTAACTTGTGGAAACTATCTCCGTAAATGGAAGCACCGATAGCGGCTACGCGCGCGTCATTGCCGTTCGTCTTGTAAACCTCGGCCAGGCGCATAAGAACATCTTGGGATGTCACAGCTCCGGTACGGATATCCTGCATTGTAAAGCCAAGCCGCTCCAGGGCAACAACGGTGTCTCCACCGGCAAAAATACCTTTACCCATCTTCTGTTTGCCGACTTCAAGGGCGGTATAGAGATCCTTGGAGTCAACGCCGGCCTGGCGTGCGGCATAACCGAACTTCTGGAGGTTTTCTGCCGTAATATCTGTGGCGCGAGAAATAGCAGTAAGCTCGGCGGCTTTCTGCATAGCTCGCTGGGCGTTTTCTGCGAACCATTCAAATGCGGCAACCGCAAGCTTGAGCGGAGAGAAGCCTCGCTTAATGGAGTTTCCGAGGTCTTTCTCGAACTCATCCATAATGTCTTCGGCCGGCTTGGCCGGCTTACCACCCTTGCCACCCTTGCCACCCTTGCCAGAGTCATCTCCAGAACCGCTTCCAGATCCTCCAGGAGGCGATACAGGGGGTACAGAGGCACCTCCACCCCCAGCCCCTCCGGAGGTCTGCCTTGGGCCAGGCTGGCGGCCTCCGGCTGGCGGCCGGCGAGGACGCTTGGCGCGCTCAATCAAATCCGGGATCTTATTAGCTTCCTGCTCTACGGCGCTAATATCTACGGACAGCTTGATCTTTAGGTCTTCAGCCATTGGGTTCCTTCTTACTATTTAGCGACTTGGCAAACTTGATGGCGGCCAGATCGTCCTCGGAAACAATGGTGGTATCAGATCCTTCAGCAATGGCCAGGGAGCTGTGCATCCAGATTGCCTGGCACTCCGGCATAGTCCACGCTTGTTCCAAGCTGATGCCGCACTTTACCAGGTTGCAGATAACATTAAGCATCCAGGGGACACCACGGTCTTTTCCATTGCTCTTCTTGGTTTCCCAGAATGTAGGCCACTTTGCGTTCTCATTGATATAGGCCATTACCTGGGCAATCTGCTCCAGGAATAAAGATGAGTTATCGGTCATCTTCTTCATCCATTCACGATCCTGGTCGGTGGCTTTCATACTGGCCACATCGAGGATGTCGGTAGTAGAGAAGATGCGCGCGGCAATGATCACATCCATCGGCTTGGCTTTCAAGCCGTCCAAAAGGAATGGAGAGTTAAATGCTTCAAGCAACAGACGATGCCGTAGGCATAGCTGTTTAGTGTTATAACCGCAAATACTCCTCTGCTTATGCAGAAGAGTAAATGCTTCAATGAAACGGCCGTCCATAGGCCGACTGCTGTTAGGCGATCTCCTGGTACTTGACAGCGCGGATCGAGACCTTGCGGTAGTCCATATTCGTACCACGGTCGGTCACTTCCTTGATGATGAAGTTCTCGCTGTAGTAGGAAAGACGATCTCCAGGCTGAACGACATCGTTGGTCTGAAGAATACCTTCGACAGAAAGCTCGTAGCGGAAGTCGTCCAGGCGGTCGGTGATGACTCGGCCTTCCTCGTCCTTGATTTCAACATCAAGGGCGTACTTCATACTGATGTCATCAGACTGGAGGGTGAGAGCAGTAACTTCGCCTTTAAGGCCGAAGATGTGAGCAACGCCAAACTCTTGTTCAGTTCCCATAGTAGTAAGTTATATGGATAGCCCAGCGTCAAACTTGAGCCGGGAGCACGCACATCAGGGTAAAAGTGATAGAATTGCCGTACCGGCGCTGGCTCATACCCTCCTCGTCATTCTCAATCCAGATCTCGTAAAGCTTGCCATAGCCGGTACCCCAGAAGGCCTTTAGGGCGGCGCTGTCGGTCAGAAGGCCGTGAACCTTGGACACGCGGAGGCGGTGGGCCTCAAGGGTCTCGTCATCAGCCGAGCTGTAGACATAGACCTTTAGGTTGACCCGGTAATTTCCATAATTACCAGCCCCCATACTGCTTGGCTTAATAGCCCCATCAGCATAAGCAATGATAGCCGGCAGAACCCGGAGATCATTAGTAATGCCTTTATGGATGGAAACGCCGGTGATCTGACTGGCCAGGTAGGCGGTTACCCGGTCTTCCACGATGGAACGGATGGAGGTGCTCATTAGAAGGGTGCTTCGGTTACAATGAAAAGGTCGGCGTTTTCTGCTCGCCTGGCAAGCTCAAGTAGCTCCAGGGCTTGACCACGGTAGATCATAGTTCGGACGATGTCATTACGAATAGCGTAACCGCGCCGGTTTAGGGCGCTCTGGAAACCCTTGGCTCCAGGATCCTTGGACATACGGTAATGCTTCTTGTTTTCAACGGTGATTGCCGGCTGGGTTTTGTTATCCAGCTCGTCATATACGCCGCCTGTTCCCCATTGGTTGCTGACAATCCAGGCCGGTGCTTTCCAGTTGTCCCCAAGTAGTACGGAAGATGTATACCAGCCGGCCTTGAGTCGGCCTACGCGCTTCTGGGCGCTACGAGTGTAGTTTGCCAGGTTGCGTTTATAATCTGCGATAAAGTAACTTTCTGAAGAACCCCTGGTATCATAGTCTGCCGGGCCTCCACGATTTTGCTTATGAAGCATCTCAATCGTGGCTTCGCCCCCGCGCGCATATTCAAAGTTAGGGCCGCCAATTTCAAGCATACCAGGCTGATCATCATCCATAAACGCTCGCTGGAAGCGCTGGAACTCTCCGACCCCCATTTCTCCTTCAAGCCAATGAGGTACCGGTAGGTTGTCGCGCTTTCGGTCTCCGATGAACATAGCAAACACGCCGTAGTCGTTATTACGAGCAATGTCACCATAAGCGGCGCCAGATAGCGGCTTAAATAGGTGAGCAATTTGTCCGGCTACAACCTCCATACCGTGAAGCTGGGCGGCCTTGCTGGTACCCTTTCCCGGCCCCATACTGTCCTCAACAGGGAGTGTATAGTCCAGCATCTCACGGCACATCAGCTTCGCTTGTTTGGTCAGTAGCTTTTTGTAGCTACCTCCCAGGGCGATGAGGTACAATGTCAAATGACGGCGAAGGCCATCTGCATCGATGGAAATGTTCTCACCGGCAAATACTGTGGTGAAATCCGGCTCACTCATTGCACCTTGGTCTGAACCTTGGCAACCAGCCAGGCAGACGGAGGCCGGTTGGCGATAGCCACGATGCGGTATTCTTCTGCGTTGTAGGCGATTATATTGCCGAAGGCGAACAGCCCAGGGTGGGTGTCGGCGGTGGTGCGAAGCACCTTTACCTCAAAAGTAGTCTGGTTAAGGAAGCCACCGGTCTCCATATCCTGGAGCACCATCGGCTGGGTAACCATTGCCTTGAAAGCCACAGGGGTACCTCCAGGGACTTGCTTGATGGTAATATCTTTACCGATCTCATTGAGAACGGCTACGGCATCAGCTGTGAACTCGGCGTAGATATCGGCCATATAGGTAGCAGTCCGTCAAAAAGAAGAGGCCCACCACTTCTGTGGTGAGCCTCTCTGCATTGGCGCGGCGAGGGGAAGACTTTTCCCCTCTGAAACTTTAGTCGAAGATGATCTTCTGGAGCGCGTCCGGGTTGCCCTTCGCAGAACCCACCAGCCAGTTGGCCGAGAGCTTGTGAAGACCAGCCGACCAGTCGTACCAGTAGCGCAGAGCGTACGAGAACTGGCTGTCCGGGTCGGTAACGATCGTCTGTTCGCCACCACCGGTGGTAGGAGCGGCAGGGACGCGGGTCACGACAACGAGGCCTTCCTTGCAGGAGACGACACCATTGAGACCAGCTTCGATACCAGCGACATCGAAACCATTGTATTCGTAGAAATCGATACCGTGGATCATACCGAGGCGGTTGCCGCGGATGACATCGGAAGTACCGATGGAGAACGCCTGGGCGATCACCGGGTCAGAGATCAACTGCTGGTAGGCATCGGGGCTGATAAGAGCCGAGCGGCCTTCCTGGGGAAGGTTGGCCTTGGTAAGGCTCTTGGCGATATTGGAGACCGCGATACGGTTGAAGTTTGCCTGGGGGTCATTGAAACCATCAGCGAAGTCGCCGTCAACCTTGGTGAGAACCTGGTCGAAGAGGGACTTGACAACAGCGTTGGCCATCGGAGCCATAAAGAGGCGGCGAAGGCGTTCCAGGGAAAGCGTAGCGACTTCGTAGTCAGTAAACGCAATCGTGACGTGTTTTTGGTCAACCAGCGTCACAGGGACATCGGTCGAAACAGCATCCTGCTCGGCAAAACCGGTAGCGCGGTTGTAGTTAGCGGCCGTGAACTTTCCGGCGTAGCGGGTGTGAACCGTGGTACCGCGTTCAGCGACATAAGCGCCGAAATCGGTAACCGCGATCTTGGTGAGGGGCTGAAGCTGGGGAACAAGCGTCCGCAGAGACTCTTCGGCCACAAGCTGGAGGGTCAAGCCCCCGATAGCATTAGACATAGTAGTTAGTTAGGTTTGAGGGTAAAAATTAGCGGAGTCCAGAAGCGCGCAGGATAGAAGCGCGGTTTTTGGTATAGAACTCGGAGGCGGCCTTCGGATCCTTCTGGCGAAGGACAGCCCACTCCTGGGCGATCTCGTCATCAGTCTTGCCGGCTTCGGCAACGAGTGCGGGGGAAACTTCGACAGGCTCGACACCGACAGAGGCGGCAATCTTGGCGGCCTTCTTGGATGCGGTCTCAAAGGAAGCTTCAACGGCGGCCTTTTCCTTGATGGCCTTCTCGGCGGCGGCAACAGCCTCCGCGAGCTTGGCTTCGTTAGAGGCGATCATAGCTTCAAAGTTAGCAAGCTTGGTAGCGACCTCGGAGAGCTCCGCTTCCTTGGAAGCAAGAACCTCGTTCAGTTTGGCAACCTGGGAGGCGTGCGCTTCAGCTTCGGCAGTCTTGCCGGTGAACGCTTCCTTGAGCTTCGTAAGGGTATCTTCGAGAGACATAGGGATTTGTTAGAGATAGCGTAGAGTCAAAGTTAGACCGCTTCAACGGCCTCATCCATAGAGCCATACAGGCCGGTGACCAGGCCGCGTGCGGCGGCCTTCTTGCCACTAAAGACCTGGCCTTCCATATCGGCATCCTGGGCGAACATACGGACTCGCTTGACCGAAGCCTTAAACTCGGCGTGGGTCTCATTGACATCGTTCTGGAGAAGTTCGCGCTGTTTGTTAGTAAGGGTGGTTCCCTCGACTCCCATAGCCTTATATTCACCAGATTTGATCACTTCCATCTTGATGCCTTCGGCGGCATAAGCTTCCGAGAAATCGGCAAAGGCGATATAAACACCAATAGCGCCGATATCGGCGCTCGGAGACGCGCAGAACCGCTTGGCCTGGGATCCGATGAAATAGGCGGCCGAACAGGCTTCGCTGTCGGTATACGACATCGTATCCTTGGTCATCTTGAAGATCTGGTTGGCCAGCTCCGGTACGCCGGCGGTGGTGCCGCCAGGGGAGTTGATATCGAAGATCACATTCTCGATAGCAGGATCGGCTTCAGCCTGGGCTACATACTCGGAAATGTCATCTACATCACAAGCGCCACAAAGTTTCTCCAGGTCAGACAATCCCTTGCCGATGACACCCTGGATGGGGATGATTGCCGTATTGCCGTGGATCTCCATTTGGCGAGGCTTACCAAACATAAGTTCCAGCATCTGGCGAACATCGGATGCCTTGGAGTCCAGGGTAAAGGTGACATCCTTGGTGCTCTCGATATATGCTTTGGCCTTGGTAGGTTCAAGCATCAGAGTGCGGCCGGTCTTGAGGGCTTTGATGAGATGGTTCATTGTGGTATAAAAAATAAAAATAAGTATTTAGTCCCCCATAGGGTCTTCAAAGGTATCGTCCTCGCTATCGAGCTTTTCGACCTCCTTCTTGGCCTTATTGGCTTCGCGCTGTTCATTTTCCTCGTCCTCGTCCATACCAGCATCGTCCTCGGCCTCTTCCGGTTCTTCGCCGGTGATATCGGCCAATGCTACATTGGTTGGTTTGAGAAGCATCCAAAGAGGCACATCGAACTCCTTGGCGGTGTCCTTATACATCTTGGCTTCAATGGCGCGGCGGCGAAGAAGTTCGGAGAAGTGTTCTCCTTCTTCCTGGCAGTTCTCACCGATGGTCTTGAGACCCATCTCGATGTCGGCGCGGTTCTGGGCGGCATCTCGGCCGGCATCGACCGTGACTCGCTTCGGGGTAGTCCAGATGACCTTCTCCCAGCCATCACAGCTGGGTAGCTCACCTCGCGCAATAGCATCTCCAATCACATAACCCCAGACAGGGGTTAGGAAACGGTTGATCATAACGGACTGAATATATTGGAACTTGCGGTCTGCCTTGGCAACGATGAGTCGCATAGCCGCACCGGAAGCCGCACCCGGATCACAGATGAACTCATACGGAAGAACGCCCATAACGGAGTCACGCTGTAGGTGCTCCATAAATCCGTTGAAAGTCGGGTTTGGTCGGTTGGACTGGAAGGACTCAAGCTTCTCACCAGGGGAGAGGGCCAGGATCTTGCCTCCGATAAAGGTGGAAGCTTCGTTCGGATCAGTAAGGCCATCGTTCACATCCTGTGGACGCATACCGAAAGCTTCAAAGTCAGACTGGGCTCCATCAAACTGGGCAGTCTCGCGCGAGATAGTTCGGGTGATGTCTCCGTTCATTTTCACCGCAAACTTTTCCAGAGAAATGATTTCCAGCATATCCACGATATTATTGATCGAGTGCTGGAGGGGGCTGTAGGCGCGAGCACCGGAAGCGACTTCCGGCTCATAGATGTGCATAATCGCCGGGGCTGGTACGCGCCGGCTGGAACCATCGGAACGGATGATATTGTACCAATCCGGCTTACCGTAAGGGCCAAAATGGATGCCGTCCACCTCGTTGGGAGGAGGAGCTCCGCTCTGATTGCTTGAAACCCGGTGGGCTTCGATCATCTGTAGTTTTGGTTCTTTGGAACCATCACGCGTCTTGATGACAAAGATCTCGCCGTCACGATACATCAGACGAGGAATAATCTTCTGGATCTCGTAGAAATTGAAGCGACCGGTAATGTCGCAAGGGTTGCGCGCCCAGGTATCAAAGTATTCTTCATACTTGTGATCCATAGCGGCATTGCCGGTGCGAGCCTGGGCTCGGATACCATTGCCTACCGTGTAGAGGGTGACATCTGACAGGATCTGACGGATGATGCCGGCGTTCAGCTCCATCCAGCGCATCTTGCGCGTGGTCTCCAGACGGTCGAAGACCGTCATCGTCTTCTTGAAGTCGGTCGGCCAGGAAGACCAGATCCAGGAACGCTTATTGGAGAACTTGGCGCTCTCGAAATTAGAGAAGATACCGGGGCCGCCGGTAGCTTTCTTCTTCAGTTTAGGATCAGCTCCTGCACCCTTCTTTGAGGGAATACTGGAAGCTTTCTTGATTTTTTTGCGCGCCATAATGCTTTAAAGGCCTCGGAAGTTGTTGAGCATATTGCCAACACGGACACGGTCGATGCCGCCGTAGACTTCTGGGAGCTTGATCTGGAGGGCGTAGCGGCACTCCAGGAGAATGGTGGGAGGATCAATCGGCCAGTCCTTGCGGATGTCGGTTCCGGAGTCCTTATATTCCATAATCGTCTTACCTTCAGTAACAAGTGAGATGGCCTTCGCTCGGACTGCTTCAATCTCGGCCACAGTAAGGGTCATAAAAATGCCCTTGGGAGAGGTAGACCCACGATAATGCACAAATGCCATAACAATTAGCGAATAGTCAAAGGTGGGCCTGTCACCCTCCCAACAACACGCATCGAGAGCCACCCAATACGAAAAAAGAGGGCAACAGGCTTAATCATAAGCTCGTCTTCTCTTCGGGTTTGTCAACAGGCTTTTCGTCAGCGTTCTTATTCTTACCTCGGCCGACCAGCTTGGCCATCAAGGCGGGGAGCATCCCGATGACCTCACAGTCCCATAGGTGGTTGGCTCGCTCCCCGATCTGGAGCCAGATCGGCTTGCCGGCATCGGTTCGGGTACGGTGCTCTGACTGCATCTGCTTCCGGTACTCTTCGCCGGCATCCTGTGGGTAGGTGTGTAGGCCAGCCCTCCGGAGGCGGGTGATCGAGTCTTTGAGCACCAGGTTGGAGAACATAAACATACGGCAGGACTGCTTGCCAACCTGTACGACCTTGGCCGGCGAATAGGGTCGGTAGGCAATCTTCATCCCATATGGGGTTGAGACCTTCCAGGGGAACTCATTGTTACCAGACCCCTTGGTAGCGTTCCATCCGTGGGCGGCGCAGTTACGATAAACTTCGTCCATATTAGGGCCGTCACCGGAGTCCACAAACACAAAGGTGTCCGGCACACCCCATCGGCGCTGTTCGTTGCGTACATCTTCCCAGGAGTCCAGATACCCCCACCAGACCAGGCGGGAGCGACCTTCAACGCTCCAGGAGCGTACAACACCGTAGAAGCCCTTTCGTTGCACATCGACCGCCAGGAAGCGGAGACGGTTGAACATCGGCTTGGTGCGATCCTCTTCGGTAAACGGAGGGGGACAAAGCTTTCCGTTAAAGTTGGCGGCTTCGTCAGACCATTCCTCTCCCATCAGATATCCGCTGGGCAGGACTTCGCCGCCGTTATCATCGGGGTCATCAGACCAAGGCAAGGCCAGGCGCTTTTGTTTGAAATCCTTTCGCTTCGACTCTTCTCCGTGATCATCGAAAGATTGAGATGCCTCAATACATTCAACGGCCAGATCTCCCCAAGATAGCCCCCAAAGCATTGCCAAGGAATTAAAATGAAACCCACGCCGGCCCTTTGGTGCGTTCAGATTGATAGGCACATATTCGGCCTCCTTCGACATCTCCGCTCGGACGCTATTACGGTCAAGATAGATGTGCTTGCAATGCTTGCACTCGTAGGTCGTACCGGAACGAACCTTGTCCAGATCCCAACCATTGGCGGTCTTGGCTTCTGCTGGGTACTTGATCTGCACCCATTCAAAAACCTGGCGGGTACCGCAAGAAACGCATTTGAACGACCATTCAGATCGGTCTGTGGAATTAAATAAATCGGTGAACTCATCACCCTCCACGCCCCCCTGTGACACGAACACGGACTTGCCTTGCCAGGTGAACGCCGTGCGGCGAGCCAGGGCTTGCTTGAGGTGACCTTTAGGCCATTGCCAGCACTCGTCTCCACCCAGGAAACGGATGGATCGGCGCTGGAGGTTACGCTCGTTGTTCGCGCCGAGCACCCAGGTCACATTGCGTTCAAACTGTGTCGTGTGCCACTTGCTACGCTCGGCCTGGGAAAGCCGGTCGCGCGTGGGGGGCGTGTTCTCCCACAAAGGTCGGAGGCGGGTCTGTTGCCAGTCCTGCGCGTTTAAGTCCACATCCTGGAGCAGTAGCATAGGGCCTGGTGTGCGCGAAGGCACGAAGGCCGACCACAGCTCTAAAACCATCGACTTACCGGACTGGACATTGCCCATCACCACGATCGTCTCGACCTCCGGATCCTGTAGCGCGCGGAGGATGGGAGCGAGATATGGGGTTGACTCTATGCGGAACGGCCCCGGTTGTGGGGAGTAAGGCACATTCTTGATGTTCTTCTCCAACCAGTCGATGATGTCTCCGTCCGGGTCTGGCGCAAGCAGACTCCGGAGGGCGGCTTCAAATAGGATCTCCGTCTTGCTGGATTTCATCGGCTTGCGGATTTACTGTGTCCTCCTTGATCACCTCAATCGTAATAACCTCCTGGACTGCTTCCTGTGCTTCTTCGGCCTGGTTGGACAATCGCTGAAGGATGCGGGTCACTTCTAGCTCGATTGCCTTCATCGCCGTGCCTGGGGAGTCCGGATTTGCTTTGACGGCCAGCTTGGTCGGTAGCTGGGAAAGCTCGTTGCGGATTGATAGCAGAACCTTGCCGAAGCGGTCGATGGCGGTCTGGGTCTTGATATACTCCTTGGCAGAGATACCGCGCGCGTGGAGTTCCTTTTCCAGGGCTACCAGCGTCTTGACCAGCTTGTCGTAGGTGGCATAGCTCTTGGACTGGTTGGGCGATTGCTCGTCCAGATCCCGCATATACTGACGATAGGCCAACGCCTTGAGTTCCCGGTGCTGTTCGACCAGCTGGGAGAAATCCTTGTCCTCTTCGTTGGTTTCGGAATTAAAAGAAACGGAATTATCGGTTCGCCGGTGGGCGCGTGAATTGTACCAGGCTTCGGCCGACTCGATGGAGTCGGTCGGCATACCCTGGTTGATGAAGCCGTTGATGGCTTGACGAGAGATGCCCAGGCGCTCGGCAATGTCAACCGGTCGGACGCTCATTTCTTCTTGCGCGCATTGGAATACGCTTTGCAGAGTTTCTCGGATCGCATATAAACGCTTGGTTCCAAGCCGATGCGCTTCTGGATATACTTCACGCGCCAGGAGATCATCGCCTTGGAGGTGTCGTGTCGTTTGGCAAGCTCGCCCATCGACTTGTAGCCAGGCACGCCAAGAGCCATCTTCATACAGTCGGCGTGGAGCTTCACTTCCGGTGAGCGGGAACAGTCAAAAGCGTCTATGACCCTGGCCACCACGCTGACCATAAGGTCGTGCATTGGGCTTTGTTCTTCCACGGCCTGGCGCGCGGCGTGTTTCTCGATCCACCACTCGTTGGTGATATACCGGTTCGGGCCTTGGGGTGGATCCGGATTGGTAGGGTTATCCAGGTTCACGCCATTGCCCTTCAGCTTCAGTTTCTCTTCCGGGGAAAGCCCAGCTAAAAAAGAAACCCATACTTCCTCCAGGGTGCGGGGCTTCATCGATCTCGTAAATCCTTCAGCTGGACGATAGTGTTGGCGATAGTTCGCGCATCTTCGATCATACCGTCCAGGAGATCGCGGCTGTGCTCATCATTGCGTTCGGCGTGATAGGCCAGGCCGGAGTGGATGAGCTTACCTACGATGACCGAAAGCTTCTCGATGCTTGCATCAAATTGCTCCTTCTCTGTTTCGGTCAAAGCCACTATGCCAAAGTTCTTATCCTTGGCAAGTGACAGTTGTCAAGGGGCAATCTCTCCTCGGTAGTCGATGAGGTAATCGCCATCCGGCTGACGAAGGAATAGGCCGGCCTTGATACAGCTCCGGGTAAGCGACCAGGCCTTGGTCGTATTGAGATCCTCGCCGTACACCTCGTTCCAGTTCTCGGCTACCTGGTCGCGGAGCACCGATGCGCTCATCGCCCTGGCCGGCAGGAGGTGGACGATCGCCCGGACGGAGCTGACGCGCTCGGCGGCCTTCTGGATCTTGGCTCGGTTGAGCGCATCCAGGTGGTTGACCATCGTGTCGCGCTTCTCGCGCCAGATCTTGCGCCAGTAGCTGGCAAAGTGGGGGCGGCGGTTCTGTGGCTGTTTGGGTTGTTTCATCGTGAGGGGGTGAGGGGAGAAGAGAAAGGAACTCCTTTTCGTAGCCACCGTAGGTAGGCGTAGAGAAAAGGGGAAGGGCGATAGCCCGACCTTTCTCACATTTACTATATAAGGCGTTAGCCTTATGTAAATGTATGTAAGGATATCTGGTTTTCTATATGCTCGGATATATGTCAATCACATATATTGGCCGTATATCAAAACATCAATTTTAACACTTTACCCCCGGAAAAATAGCGAGGTGCGTTTTTCCAACCGCTCCCCGGTTCCGGGGGGTCAAATAGATTTCTTCCGGGGGGAGGCCGGCCTGGGTAATTCGCGCTTTTTCCTCGTTTTTCGCGGTCGCGACCAGGCCGACCGGCCGCGCCAGGATCGCCGACCAGGTTGATCAGGCTCGACCAGGGACAGCTCGACCAGGGCGCGCGCGGCCAGGATCGAGGCCGACCAGGGCGGCCGGCCGGTGGGGATCTTGACCAGGCGAGCGCCAGGAGCTCCGACCAGGCACGCGACCGGCCGACCTGGGCGCGCCAGGATCGACCAGGACAGGCCGGCCTGGGTGGGGTAGGGGGTAATCAAGGCCGACCAGGGCAAGCGCTCCAGGAGGCCGGCCAGGTGGGCGGGATCGCGCGCCCAGGATCTGGACGCAAGAAGGCCGGCGCGGATTGCTCCGGCCGGCCTGGTGATCGCCTGGTGTCCTGGTTAGCTCCGGCCGGCGTTGGCCGCGCGGATCTCTTTCGCCTGGCGGCGGTAGTCGGCCGCGATCCTAACCTGGCGATCGTGCTCGGCCTGGGCGATGCGGAGGATCTCGGCCTGGCCGGCCTTGACGCGCGCCAGGATCTCGGCCGCGGTGCGCTCCGTGCCGGCCGCGTCTCGGTCAAGTTCGTGCGCGATCGCCAGGGGGCGCTCCGGGTCGTGCGGGTCTTTGTGGCCGGCGGCGGCCAGCTTGGCGGCGGCCTGGCCAAGCTCGCGCTTGGTCTCGGCCAGGAAGAGGTCGGCCTCCTCCAGCTCGGCCTGGGCGGCCGGGAGGCGGGAGCAAGGGTCGTTGCAGTTGATGAGCCAGGAGACCAGGCCGGCGGCCTTATCCTGGGCGGCCTCGCGGTCGGCGATCTCCTCGCGTAGCTCCAGGATCTCGGCCTGGATCTCGGCGATCGCGTCCGCGTCCAGGGCGTCCTGGGCGGCCTCCTGGGGCGCGATCTCGGCCGGAGCGGCCTGGGTGTCGGCCTGGGGCGCGATCGCGTCCTGGGCGATCTCCTGGGCGGCCAGGGAGAGGGACGCGCGCTCGGCATCGGCCACGGAGGCCGCGGCCAGGTCGCGATCAAAGCGCGCGGAGTCATCGGCGAGCTCCAGGCGATCCAGCTCGGCCTCACGGCGCTTGAGCTGGCCGGCGGCCTGGTTGCAAAGGCGCTCCCAGGTCTCGCGCTCGTTGCGGATCTCCAGGGCGCGGCCGGCCGGGAGGATCGTGGCGCGCTCGGCGCGGTGGGCGGCCGCGATCTTGGCGATCGAGGCCTGGCGAGCTTCCAGGGCGCGGCGCGCGATCGCGACCTGGGCGCGCTTGCGCTCCAGCTTGGCGGCGATCTCGCCGGCCGCGATCTTGGCGGCGTTGAGCGCCAGGTTGCGAGCGGGGAGCTCGGCGGCCAGGGCGGTGAGCTGTTCGGTGAGGTTCATAGGTTTGGGCTTGGGTTTGGGTTGTTGGTGGGAAGGGGTTAGAAGTTATAGATCTCGGCCACGAAGGCGTTCACCTCGGCCTTGCCCAGGGCGCTCGCGGCCAGGGTCTTCATACTCCAGGCCGAGACCAGGAAGTCGAGCGAACCGGTGACCTGGTAGGCGTGGGCAAAGCCGGCTTCGCGGATCGCGGAGTCAAAGGCGGCGCGGCGATCGGGCGCGGCGGCGATCGCGGCGAGATCGATGCCCAGGGTGACGGCCAGGCCGGAGCCATCGCGCTTGCCGGCAAGCTTGCGGGGGTTGCGGCCTTTGCCGGTGGTGTCGCGGAAGGCGAGATTGACGGCGATCAGCTGGAGGTTCGTGCGGGTGGTGATGTTCATTTTAGTGCGGTGTTTGTTGGGTGGAGTCGTTGGTGACGAGATCACACAATCAGAAAACCGGGGGGTCGTAAAGGTCTTTTTTCAACTTTCTTTGACCAGGCGCAAGCGACCAGGGCGCGGCCTGGGTAGGCCGGCCTGGATCGCCTGGGCGGCCTGGGTTAGCCGGCCGGCCTGGGGCGCTCGGCCTCGGCCAGGAGCTCGGCCGCGATCTCCAGGATCTCCTCGACCTGGAGCGGGTGGAACCAGGGCGGCCTGGGGCGCGCCAGGGCGGCCAGGGATCGGCCTAGGCGGCCGGCCGCGGCCTGGGCGATCTCCAGGCGATCCAGGGGCGAGCGCTTGCCAGGCCGGCGCGGAGGGCGGCACGCGATGCCAAGCGCGGAGGCCTGGGCGATCGCGCGATCATCGCCTGGCCAGCGGCGGGAAAGCCATATGTAGCCGGCGCGGTTCGACAGCTTGGCCAGCTCGGCCAGGCGCTCCTGGGGCGAGCTCATCGGCCGGCCTCCTTGAGCTCCTGGGCGTTCGCGGAGCACTCGGCCGCGATCTTCGCCCAATAGCCGGCCAGCTCGGCCAGGCGCGGCCGGTGCTTGTGTCCGGCGACCAGGTCGGCCTGAAGATCGGCGAGCGCTCCGGCCAGGTTGTCCAGGCGCGCGGCCAGGTTGTGCGCCAGGTTGTGCTGGCGCTGGCGGTCGGCCTCCAGGCGCTTGTCGAGATCCTGGGCGAAAGCTTCGAGATCCTGGGAGACCTGCCAGGCCAGCCCTTGGCCGGGAAGCTGGGCGAGCGCGCGGAGGGAGATCACCAGGGCGCGCGCTTGATCGGCGACCGGCCTCATCGGGCGGCCTCCTTTCCGGCCGGCGGCGGCGGGAAACCGACCAGGCGGCGCGATCGCGCGGCCTCCTTTGAGACCAGGCCGGCCAGGGCGGCGGCCTCCGTTGCCAGGAGATCGGACAGGCAAGCCGGGTCGGACAGCTCCAGGGCGTGATCGGCCAGGCGATCGGCCGCGGCCTCGACCGGAGACCAGGCGGCCAGGAGGGCGCGCAGGTCGTGCTCTGCGGCCTGGCGGCCGGCGGCGAGCTCCATAGCCAGGCGTAGGAGGCCGAGCGCCAGGTCGGCCTGGCGGCCGGTGGCGGCCGGCGCGGTCTCGGCGATCGCCTGGGCGGCCGCGACCAGGTCGCGCTCCAGGTGCTCCAGCGGCCGGATCGTTGGCGGGTGCTTTGCCAGGTAGGCCGGCGCGCGCGCCAGGATCTTGTCGGAGATCGGCGCGGCCTTGGTGGCGCGCCGGGTGGGTTTGGGTTTGGGTTTGGTGCTCATCGGGAAGGGGGCGCTTGGATCGAGGCGGCCAGGTGACGCGCGGCCAGGATCGCCTGGTCGAGGCGCTCGGCCTGGAGATCGCCGGCGCAGTCCTGGAGCTCATCCAGGCGCGCGGCCAGCGCGTTGGCGCGCTCGGTCGCGGCGCGGAGCTGTTCGGCCTGGAGCTCGGCCAGGTCGAGGCCGCCAGGCGCGGAGATCTCGGCCGGCGCTTGTACCGTCCAGGAGTAAAGGCCGGGCTTGTCGAGCGCGCCGGCCAGCTCAATCCGGCCGGCGGCCATAAACCAGGCATAGGCGGCAAGCTTGGCCGCGCGTGCGTGATTGCCGGCGCTGTCCAGGTCGTGCCGCCAGGTGTAGATCGCCGGCTTCGCGGCGTGCTCGGTCGAGGCGCGCACGCGCGCGCCCAGGCGATCGCCGGCGGGGACGAACTTGGTGGTGATCACTCCTCGGCCGAGCTTGGCGGCCGGAAGCTCGCGATCGGTGGAGGGGTAGGGGTCGGAGCTCATAGGGTGGGCGGGGTGGTTTGGGAGTAGTGGGCGGCGCGGTAAAGCGCTTGGTAGTCCGGCGCGGCCTGGCGCGTCTCGGCGTGCCAGCGCCGGGCAAGGCCGGCCGGAGATCGGTCGGCCTGGAGCGCGACCGGGGCGAGCTGGCCAGGATCGGCCAGGGTGACGGCCAGGCCGGAGTCGGCCAAGGCCTGGAGCTGGCCGCGATCCAGGGAGCGGCGGCCGGCGATCCTGGTGATCGCCAGGGCGGCCGGGGTGGCCGGGTAGTAGATCCTGCGGCCGTAGAGATCGCGGCCGAGGAAGTGGAGCACCGGCGCGGCGGCCTGGCTGGCCTCCTGGGCGGCGTTTGGGGTTTGGGTAGGGTCGTGCATAGGGGAAGGGGTGTCAAAGGCCTTGACGGTCAAGCTGGCCTGGTTTGCTGGCGGCCTCCTGGGCGCGCCGGTTCGCGGATCGGATCGCCTTGGCGGCGCGTACCAGGGCGCGCGCTTGAGCGAGCGCCAGGGCGGCCTGGTCGAGATCGCCGGCCAGGAGATCCTGGGCGGCGGCCTGGATTAGATCCTGGGCGGCCTGGATCGGGTCGGAGCTCATAGGGAAGTCAGCACGCGATCCAGGCGCGTCCAAACCGGAGCCCAGGTCGTTGACTCCGGGAAGAGATCCAGGAGCTCGGCCGCGGCCAGGGCGCGCCGGCCAGGATCGGCCAGGCGGTCGCGGCGCTGGAACAGGTGGAGATCCAGGGCGGCCTCCGACATTGCCAGGTGCGCGGCGCGGATCGCGTCCTGGCCGGTTTGCCAATCTTCTACGCGGTGCGCTTCCTGGAGGCGGCCGGCGGCGAGCTGGAGCGCCAGGCGCAAGCCGTCCAGGTGCTCGCGATCGATCTCGGCCTGGATCTCGCCGGCCAGGCGGTCGGCCAGGTCGGCCTGGCGAAAGAGCGCCGCGGACTCGGCGGCCAGGTCGCGGTCGCAGGATCGCGGCCGCGGCGTGCTGTCCTGGCGGTGGCGCTCATTGCCCAGGAGGCGATCCAGGGCGGCCTCTCGGCGAAGCTCGGCGATCCTGGCCAGGCGCGGGTCGGCGGCGCTCATTTGCGGAGGCCTCCCTTGCGGCGCGCCGCGATCTCGCGGCCGGTGTCGGCCAGCTGGCGATTGAGGCGCTCGGCGCGCTCGCGCTTGATGCGCTCGGTGAGCTCGTAGGCCTGGA